TGAAACCTTCGAGGATCTCTAACCATGGCCTTCTACCGGGGACAGCAAGGCAGCGTCAAGTTTGACGATGCTGGCTCTTCTGCCGCAGCTATCACCAGCACCCGCTCTTGGTCTTTGACCGTTGAGAAGGAATCGCTGGACACCACCGCCTTGGGCGCTACCTATCGCGCCAACGTAGGCGGTTTGATTAGTGGGTCTGGCACCTGCGAAATTCTTTATACCGCTTCTAGCGCCGACGAAACCAACGTCTTCATTGAACACGTCAATACGGCGAACGATGAGGGCTTGGCTCTGTTTGAGCTATTCCTTGACACCACTGGCACCAAAAAAATCAGTTTTGATGGTGTCATTACCTCGGCTGAATACTCTGCCACTGTCGGTGAGATCGAAGTCATTACCCTGAACTTCGTGACCAACGGCGACATCACTCTGGGCATCTGATCATGGCTTTTTATCGCGGTCAACAAGGCACTGTCTTCTTTGACAAAGCCGGTAGCGGCGGTCTGTCCGAGATCGCAGCAGTGCGGTCATGGTCAATGACCGTAGAAAAGGAATCGCTGGATGTGACCGACCACGGCGACACTTATCGTGCCAACGTGGGTGGTCTGATCAGCGGTTCGGGCACCATTGAACTGCTGTATGACGCCCCTGGCTCTGGCGACAAGCTAGACCTGATCAAGGACGTTAACCAAGCCACCGACGAAGCTGATGCAGCTTTTGAGCTGTACTTGGACGAGACTGGCGGTAAGAAGATTACCGGCACGCTTGTGGTGACAGGCTCTGAATACAGTGCTACGGTTGGCGAGATCGAAATTGTGACGGTTAACTTCGTCACATCTGGTGCTCTCACCCTTAGTATCTGATGCCTGCTGCTACACCCCGCGCCGTTGACCTGCTCACTGGCGCTTTTGATCTGAACCAGCGCCGTAAATTCAGCGTCACCAATGATGCTGGGCAAGCGGTGCTGGATCTATATTTCAAGCCTATTACACGAGCCGACCGTAAGCGTGCTAGCACTTTGGCTGGCTCTGAGGAGGCAATGGACATCAGCACGCAAATGCTGTGTCAAATTGCTGAGCTTGAGGATGGCACCAAAGCGTTTGCCTCTGCTGATGCTGCCAAGCTGCAGCGTGAATTGCCTGAGCGCGTGCTGAATGATTTGGAACTGTTTCTATTTGGGTTGGGTGGTGGCGGCAACTTCGAAGAAGCAAAAAACGACTAGAGGAAGACTCTTGGTTGTTCTTTGAGTTCTTCCTAGCTACTGAACTTGGCATGACGGTCAGCCGCTTGCGCAGTGAGCTGACCGATGCCGAGTTTGTGCATTTTGCTGCTTACTATGAAGTGAAGGGTAAGCGGGAAAAGGCTGAGATGGATAAGGCAAGGTCTCGGCGGTAGACTATAGGTACAGGTAGGGTTTGCCGTGGCTGTTTCGGTAGTTGACGTACAAGTAAACGCCCAAGGTGCTGTACGCGGCTTAAACCAAGTCAATATTGCATCCAGAGCTGCAGAGGCTGGTGTTAGCAGCCTTAAAGGTGCAGTGCTTGGCTTGACTGCAGGTTTTACGGCTTTGTCAGCAATTCGCTTGGTTGTTGGTAAAACTGCTGAACTAGAAAAACAAACACGGAGTTTTGAGACATTAACAGGCAGCGTAGAAGAGGCAAAAAGAATTATTGCTGATTTGCAGCAACTTGGTGCTGTAACGCCTTTTACTAGTAGTGAGCTAATTGATGCCGCGAAACGACTTCAAGCCTTTGGCGTTGAAGCCAAGGATGTTGTAGCAACAACTAGACGCCTTGCTGATGTGTCTGGCGCAACTGGTGCCGAGCTGCAGGGACTGGTAACAGCTTTTGGGCAAGTTCAGGCAAAAGGCAGATTGCAAGGCGAAGAGCTATTGCAGTTTCAAGAACGCGGGATTGCGCTGCAAGAAGAATTGCGGCGTATGTATGGAATGACTGGGGAGGAGTTTCAACAGGCTTTAAGCAAAGGTCGCATCAGTGCTGAGGCAGTTGAGGTTGCCATTATTAACCTGACGGACAAAGGCGGCAAATATGCAAACGGTGCGATTGCTCAATCTACTACGTTGGAGGGCAAGTTCAGCACATTGACTGATGGCGTAGATGAAGTTGCCAGAAAAATTGGACAGACGCTTCAGCCCGCACTAAAAGAAATTCTTGACCTTGCAATTCAAGTTGTTAATAAGATCAATCAAGCTCTTGCCGGACCAGATTACAAAAAAGCAAATGATCAACTCTTTAATACACGGGCGAGAATTACTGAACTTAAAACAACCATTAATCAAGCCCAAAAGGCAGGTATTGGTCTTGCTCAAGGTCTGCAAGTTTTAGGTACTGATGGACAAGTGCTTGGTGGTGGTCAGCCAGTCCTGCCAGGTTTACGTTTTGAGTTGCAACAACTTGAAGCGGACGCTAAAAGACTTGAGGGACGCTTGTCTGAGTTAAGGAGAGCTGCCGCACCAGAGAAGCCAACTCCAAAACCGAAAACACCAAGTTTGTTAGGTGAAGATAAAAAACCAAGAGCAAAGGGCTCAACTTTAGATCAAATGCTTGGCGGAGATATAAAAAGAGACCTTGATAAAGCAAGAGCAGATTTAGAAATAGCCACAGCCCAAAGGCTTGGTGATATTGCTGGCAAACCCGGCATGGAACAAGCGGAGAGGATGATTGAATTTGCAAGTAAATACCGCGATGTGCAATTACAGATTGATGCCGTAGAAAAAACCTTGGCGGCAAGGGCTGGTGTTCGCGCCATGCTAATTAGTCAGTCCACCGACAAAACTTCAACGGCATTAGCTTTTGACGAGCAATCCCGAGATCTGCAAAATCAAAGAAATATCTTGCTTGGACAGTTCAATAAATTATCTGCCGAGCAGGGCAAACAATCTAGGGTTCAATACGCAACCGAAGCAGAACGCGCTGTTAGGGCAATAGAATCAATCACAGCAGAAATAGCGTATAAACAAAATATTCTTGCGCTAGGTGAAGAGGAAGCAGATCAACGCAGACGAATTGCTGAACTTGTTGCACAAGGCGCGGATCCTAAACTTGCTGCTCAAAAGGTAAAAGACGAAACAGAAGTCAATAAAAAACTTTTGGAGCGTCAGTTTTTACTGCAACAAGAACAGCAACTGCTCAATGCCATTGGGAGCACATTTACTTCAACTATTACCGGGCTAATTCAAGGAACAAATGATTTTAACAGTTCATTGCAAAATGTTCTGAAGTCGCTTGGTAATTTGCTTATACAAGCTGGTTTGCAAGGTTTGGCTGGTAATGATGGAAGAGGCTTTTTCAGTTTCCTTAGTGGCTCATTGGGTAGGCGCGCCATGGGTGGGAGCGTTACCGCTGGTCAGGGTTACCTCGTCGGTGAGCGTGGTCCTGAACTGTTCATGCCTGGGCGTAGCGGTGGTATCGCTCCTGCGGGCGGCTTTGGTGGCGGAGCGAATATTGTGGTTAACGTTGATGCCAATGGCACTAGCGCGGGTGGTGATTCCAGTAAGGCTGGTCAACTAGGTAAGGTCGTCGCGGCTGCTGTGCAGGCAGAATTGGTTAAGCAACGCCGTCCAGGAGGCATCCTCGCATAATGGCTACCTTCCCTGCAATTCAGCCGAGCTACGGCGCAGAAAAAAAGAGTCAACCAAAACTTCAAGTCATCAGCTTTGGTGATGGATATGAGCAGCGCGTTTCGTTTGGGATTAACCAAAACCCAAAGGTTTGGTCGCTGTCGTGGGTCAATATTACAGAGGCAAATTCTGATACCATCGAAGCCTTCTTAGATGCGCGTGCAGCCGATGGCGCCTACTTTGATTGGCAGCCACCTGATCAAGCAACATCATCTAAATGGGTTTGTCCTGAGTGGAACAAATCTATAACTTATACAGGTCGTGCAACTATTGAAGCGACATTCCGTCAGGTGTTTGAGGCATGACGACACCAACGTCAATTCAAACCGAGATCCAAAAGCTGGATCCTTCAGCCATTATCGAGCTGTTCCAGTTGCAGCTCACGCTGGCGGTTAACGGTATTGACACCACCTTTTACTACCACGCTGGCACCAACGACCTGACTGCTGATGTGGTTTTCCAAGGGATTACTTACAGCGCCGCACCGATTGAAGCTGACGGCTTTGAACTGATATCAAAGGGCACTTTGCCACGTCCATCCATGCGGATCGCTAATACCACTGGCGCGATCTCGGCATTGCTGCTGGCGTACAACCCACTGCAGGCCAAGGTCACCCGCATCCGTACCTGTAAAAAATTCCTCGATGCAGTCAACTTTGTCGGTGGCGTTAATCCAAGTGCCGATCCAACTGCAAAGTTTGAGGATCAGATCTGGTACATCGACCGCGTATCCAGAGAAAACGCCCAACTCGTCGAGTTTGAACTGATCAGCAAGCTGGATCTGACCAACCTGCAGCTTCCCGGCAGGCAAGTGCAGGACTACTGTCCATGGGTGTATCGCGGCGTCGAATGTACCTACAACGGCACCAGTTGCTTTGACGTGAACGATAATCCGACGACCGCTGCCAACGATGTCTGCGGCAAGCGGTTCAATAGTTGCAAGATCCGTTTCCAGTCCCAAGGCATTTCCGACTATCCGCATGGTGGTTACCCTGGCTCCCGAATCCAAATCTGAGGCTGAGCGCCACGCCAGATCCGCTGCGCCTTACGAAGCCTGCGGTGTGGTGATTCAAACGCCAACGGGACAGATGTATTGGCCGTGCCGCAATGTTTGCGAGCAGCCGGAGCAGCATTTTGTCATGCATCCCCGCGACTACTACCGTGCCTCATTGAATGGTGAGGTGCTTGCTGTTGTCCATAGCCACCCCAAAGGCGGTCCAGCCAGCGAACTTGACCAGCGTGCCTGCCTGCAAAGCGGGGTGCCGTGGCTGATCTACTGCCTGCCGGAGGATCAATGGCTGACTATCAATCCCTGATCGATCTGGAGTGGAACGACGAAGGGCGTGACTGCTACACGATGGTGCGGGATTACTTCAGGCTGCAGGGCGTGGAGCTGGCGGACTATGCCAGACCGGATGATCTGGAGACCACGCCCAGCATTTACTTGCGGGAAGCCGAAGCGCTGGGGTTCAAGCGGGTGGCATTTGAGCAGCGCAAGCCGGGCGACGTGGCGATCATGAAGCTGGGCACCATCGAACCGATGCACGCGGCGATCTTCGTGGAGCCATGGCGGATTTTGCACCACATGCGCGACCGACGTAGTGGTGTGGAGTGGCTATCCAGCTACTATGTAAGGAGCATTGCTGCGGTCTACCGATATGCAGCGGGTCTGCCTGATGGGTGAGTTGGGCGAACGCTTCGGCGCTGAGCACACCTACTACAACCTGCGAAACGGCGCTGACGCGATCAAACTTCTGTGCATCAACATGCCGGAGTTTAAAGATTATTTGTTGACATCAGAAGAAAACGGGATTGGTTATCAAGTTATTCAGGGCGGTGTTGATTTTGAATATGAAGATCTACTTTTACCGTTTGGCGAGCGCGAGTTAGTCATTGTTCCAGTTGTTAGTGGCAGTGGTGGTGGCAGCACCGGACAAATTTTGGCAGGAGTGGGATTGGTGGCTTTTGCAATCCTCACGGCTGGAGCTGGTGCTGGATTCCTAGGACTTGGCGCTGGTTTGACAGGAACAGCGGCTACAGGTCCTTTGGCTGTTGGTTTTGCGGTTCAAAGTGGTTTTGTGCTCGGCAGTGCCGCCTCCACAATTATCGGCGCATTTGGGGCGAGCCTACTTTTAAATGGGGTAGCTTCAGCGCTCTCGCCGCAACCTCAAGTGCCAACGCTTGGTGGGTATGGCGGAAACACGTACGGCGGGAGCGGTCGGATGGGCAGCCGTAACCGCACCAACGGTCCTGAAA